CCCATATTTCGTATTCAGTTATCTTCAAGTATTCTTCTATAAAATATCTATGATATAATCCCATTCTTATAGTATTCATTAAGGTTGTATCCATACTACCTGAAAATGTTTTCCCTCTAATTTTAACTTTCCCTATAGACTTCATCTCTTTGCCTTCTATGTACTTTATTATTATAGTTCTCCAATCAGCCTGTAGTACTGCTTGTTCAAAATGTTCTTTCGGTACATGATGAATATTATTTAGTATTATTTTGTAAATCTCCTTATCGACTATATCTTTGATTTCTTGATACTGAGTATTGTCAAATCCTTTTCCGTCTGATTGTAAAGTGTATTTATAACCTTGAGCTTCTAATTTATCCAATTCTTGTTCAGTTTCTCCATATGTTTTAGGGACTTTGTAACTTTTAAAATTGTTTTTGAAGATTGCTTCTAGTTGTAGACAAACAGGTCCCATTACGTATTTTAGATAAGCATTTGGTGAACATATACATCTTGTTTTGGGTTTTTCACATTTACATATTACTGAATTGCATTTATCTTTGAAAGCTTGTTTTTCTGTCTTAACGAAATTAGTATACTCTGATGATACTTTATCTGGTATTGTCATTCTATCATATTTCCTGTTTTCTTTGTGATTAAAATAAGTGATGACTTCTTCTTGTTTAGCTAATGTTAGGTGATTAAACCATTTGACGTGATCATAATCAAAATCATGTAACATTGGTCTGATTTCCTGTTTTATTATTTTTTGAACATATATTTTAAATTTTTTTAATATTTCTTGATCAGGTTTTACGTAATTAGCTAATAATCTTCTTACAGCACTAAAATTGTTTTTTGCACAAGCATTGTATAAGTAAGGAGTGTTTATCGGATTTGTTACTAAGCTTGCCATGTATTTTGCATTCGTATCACAACCGCAAATAAAATTTTCATATTCTGTTTTTGTAGGATTTACATTAATTTTTAGATATTTAGTATTTACATTTTCTTCGTCAACTTCTATTTTTTGTAAATCATGATATTGCGTACAATTCCCTTTATATAATTGCCTATATTTTCTTGTCACCATTTGACTTGTGGTTTCTTGGATATACAGAATTAATATCAATAATATCATTATTATATGATAATGAATTAGCATTTTTTCTTTATTGTTTAATAGTAAATCATCTGTAGAAATTTTATTCATGCTTTTTGCTTCTATATGCTGTATATTGATTAATGTCAAACCTATTATAGTTGGAAGTCTTACTTTAATTTTTTGTGTTTTACGTATGAATGATTTAAATCTCTTAAGTATTGTGTTTTCGTTTATCTGTTTATTTAGTTTCATTTTAAGAGGACCATAGATTGTTTTTTTATATTCACAGTAAATATACCTTATTAATCTTGATGTTATATATGTATATAGCATGTAGGTTTCTGGTTGAAAATCAGTTCCTTCTCCATTAGTTGCTTTTAAAAAAAATGTATAGGGTAAGTGATTTAATATGTATATTATTATAAAAAACCCA